TTCATCAATGTGAAATCTTTCAACATCAACTTGATGTTGATGTGTAGCCCAATCTTCATATATGTTTCTATAATCCTTTCTAAAAAAACTTTCTATTTCAGGAAGTGATTTTAATTTTTGAGGATTCATTTCTTGTTTAAACTCATCTGAATTTGGGTCCATTCCCATATTAATGAGTTTTTCCATCATTTTAGATTGTGCTTTTTGCATAAGCACATCTTCTATCATATTCTTTTTTTCTTCTAACATTTCATTATAAGACAGTTCATCAACAGTCCTAAACATTATTTTAGAAGATCGTTTACTAAATTCAGAACATAATACATTAATTACATTTGGAATAATAGGATAGAATTTTAATTCAAATGCTGATTTATCTTCTTTAGTTAATATATCTATAAGTTCACCATTAGGATTATCTTCATCTACTATATAATCCGTTTTATCAATAATCCCTTTAGCTAATTTATAATTTTTTAATAACCTAACTGCATTTCTCCTAAGTTGACGCATACCTTGCCATTCAAGCCAATCTAGATTCCAAGCTCTCCATTCATCATCTTTTTCAGATTCTGGTAAAAATTGTATTGGCTGCATCAAGCTGCCCATTTTATTCACCTCCGTCTTTTTCCCCTTTACAAGATCAATAGCATTATATATGGTCATTATTTAATATTTTTAAATAAATTTCTATTTTTATTAGTTAAACCTGAAAAGTTTGAATTTACACCAATATGTCTAAACGGACTCCTCATAGACAATTTACTTAATTTTTGTGGATTTTCCAACTTATCCGCTGTAATTTCGACACGAGTGATTTTACCTCTATTGTTTTGTTGAATTTGAGCAAATGCAACTAAAGCACAAAAAGATACCAACCTATCAACATTTAAACCTGGTTGATATTGCTTCATTTCTTCTAAAAGCATTGGGTCGGGAATCCTCTCAACACCAAAATGTTTTTTAGTTACATTACCATTTTCATCTGTTTGAATATCTATTTCTTCTTGTAAATATTGTATACCATATGATATTAAATGAGTTTTAAATAATGTACCTGTATTTTTCCAACCGTATGTAGCAAACACATTAGCATTTGATGATAGTTCTTTAAGAAAAGGAATTTGATCTTTAGGCACTAAATACTTTTGTTTCCTTTTACTAATCATATATTGTATGAAAAGACTTACATTATTTTCAACTAATGTCCAAGCATTATACCATTCAATCATCATTTCAAGTCTTTCGTGTGTTTTTTGTAAATCATCAAATCTTCCACACCAAGATGCTACTAATCCATCTCTTTCAAAATTAGATTTAACATCACCATTTCCATCATCTTTTATAACTTCTGTGGGATTTTTATAAATGTATATGCTACATAAAGAATCAGAAGTCGTAACTTTTCCTTCCCCAACTGGATCTATAGATGCGTAGTATGTACCCCAAGGACTTTTTGGAATTGGTTTTTCGTATATGCATATTACACCAGATTTATCCTCCATAGTTTTATCTATTGGAAACTTTTTAATTGGTGATTTATTTACTAACTTAGAAATAATTTTACCTTGCTCATCCACTTGTAAATCAACATATTGTACAGGATATTCTCCATCTTGTATTCTTTTTAATTGATGGGATATTAAATGTGGTGGAAAAATAGATTCTTTTCTTGTAGCAAAAGCTTCTGCTATATTTGTTGGTTTTTGAGAAATACGTAATTGGTATTGTTCTGGACTAAGGTCTTTTTTCCATTGTTTGCGTTCCTCATATATAGCTTCTAATGCCTCTTTTACTAAAGAATTACCGTATTTATCTATATATGGAGGCATACTCCATTGTTCAGGAATAAACAAACCAGATTCACTTATAGTACCATCATGATCTAAAAGAGAAGTTTTAACAGAAAATATACTATACTTATTTGGATAAAGAACCATTTCTTTTAATGGTTCACATTGATCTAAATCACCAACAGAACCAGCTGCAATAAATGTACCTGTAGTAACCATACCTGATTGTATAGCTGGTCTCATGAACTCATAAGTATCCATCATTTTAGGAGCAATACCTGCTTCTTCATGAAAAAAGTAGGATACTGGCCCCCCAACACCGTTAGTTGGATCTTTTTCAAAAGATGTTCCTGTTATAATAGATTTGTTACCTTTATAAGTATCTCTACCTCCAGTTCTCACTTTAATTCTTTGCTGCCATGAAAACACCTTATCTGGTTCAGAAGGTCTATACCATGCAGTGTGTTCATTAAGAAAATTTTTATATTCAGTGAGCATCCTCCAAGATCCTTTTTCTGAAATATAATCTTTAAGACTAGCTCCTATTTTTAAAACAGCACCCTCTTCAAACCAATATTGATTTATAAGTTTTGCCATATGAAAATAAGAAGAAGCAATTTGTCTTTTTTTCAATATTGCACAATGTTTATAATTTAATTCAGCTAACACCTCATACAATGCCATATGATATTGAGCATCTCTCACTTTAGCAAAATCAAATCTTTTTTCTTCTTTATCATATATTGGAAGAAAATTTAACCACATGTAATAATCTCTACTTATATACCATGTCTTATTATTATTTTTAATAATAACACCATTTCTACATTTTAGTTTTTGATCATCCCAATAGTTAACATAATCCTTAGATCTAAAAGGGCTATTACAATAATAACCATTATTTTGAAAAAAACGTGCTTCATTATTAAATAATGAAGAAGATTCATCAAAACCATATCCTACATCTGGACCTTCTTCTATAAAAATAGATGTTATAAAAGATTTAAAGTCATCTCTTGTATTGAATTCTGTTGTTGTCCAAATACCATTTTTGTATGTAGGAATTATTATATATGACATTCTTTTTCTCTTATTAACTGCAAGAGCTTGTCCATTGAATTTGAGGATAGGATATTGGTGTCGTAAACACCATTGAAGTAATTGTTTTTGTACTCTCGTTTAAATCCTGACCAAAGTTTAGTGTAAGGATTGTAGTGAAATAACCATTCATGTAAATATTCTTTTTTTGTTACCATATAATTGCAATATCTCTTTCAGCTATCATTAGTTTAACAGATTCATCATCCAATTCTACTAAATCGGCCATTCTTAAAACATCAGAAGGTACATACACTGTATTACCAGGATTTACTAATTTTACATCTGAACCGACATCATACACTTCTAAATGTGTCCATTTTTTCATCATTTCTTTTTCCAATTGTTCCTCTGCTTCAGAAGATAATACAATTTTACTTTCTGGTTTTACTGGTTTTGTGAGTAGTACTCTTGTTCCTATTAATTTCATTTTTATTTATTTTTTATTATTTAATTTTTTATTGATCGTACCCAAGCCTTTGATTTCCACGTACTGTAGACTGTTGTTCCTCTTCAAGATCTTTTAATGTTCCTTTAAAAGATTGTCGTATTGCTTCAAATTTAGCAGCAGCATTTATTAATGCAGTTATATTACCATCTCTCCCATGTTCAATTTCTGTAGTTTCCATATATTTAGCTAATCTGTCAAGCATTGTTTTAATACCCATATATGCTCTTACAGTTGGGGTTTCATAAAGCTTTTTTGTAAGTTCTAATGCATTTACTATAAATTCATCATCTGAATCAAATTCTCCTCCAACTTCTCTCCTGATTAATTCTTCTTTATCAACCTCTGGTACATCAAAGAATGGGTTTAATTCTGGATTTGGACAAGAAAGATAAAATAAATATGCAAAAATTTTACTATGATCTTCTGGATAATTATCTATGATCTCCTTGTAGGAGGATATTGTATAACAATGTTCCGTTGGGATCACTTTACTATTACTTATATCGAATAATTTAACCATATTTAAAATATTGTTTTATCTCTAGTTAATTCAAAATCATAAAATTTTGATACTGAATTATCTATACTAACTTCGTATAATATTTCATTTTGTGTAATATAAAAACCCGTGACAATTCTTACATGTTGTTCAGGATCAGTTTTTACATAAACCAATTCTTCTATATCAAAGGTATTATCTATTTTCATAATTCTAAAAATTTTGAAGCATCTTTTTGATTATCAATTAATTCAATAACATATTCACCATCTGTAAAACCTGTAGGAGTGAATTTTATATTAGTTACATGTAATACATCTTTTCCATCTGTGACAAACTTATTTAAATAAGTTTCTTTTGTTTTATTTAAATCGTAATTATTACAATTTGATATCACCCATATTAATTCTTCTTTAATAATAGGGTTTACATTAATCTTTTCCATTATCGTTTTCTTTTTTATAATTAATTAATGATATAACTTCTTGCTTTAAATATGGAACATTATATTTTATTACATCTAATACGATAGGATTACCATTTACATCTAATTCTGCAATAGGATTACCATATTTATCTTTACCAGCTTCTTTAAATATAATATGGTGTAAACACATTTCACCAGGTTTATATAATGGATTGTGTTTGATAATCATATACATGTACATACTAAGTTGTAAAGCATAATGATTAAAATTAACATCATCTAAATGTGAAACAGGAT